ATTGGGGCTAAGTGCCGGACCGGTTCTTGCCATATAATCTAGATTGTACTAATGTTGGATCTATTTTTGGTATGACTGAAGCTAGTCTATCTAATGGACTACCCTCAAGAGCTACACCTGTAATGTCATTAGTTTTTAACCAATCACAAGCTGCTTTTAAATCTTGAGTTGTTGCTTCGCCACTTTTTATTCTACGTAAGAAATCTTCAGTAACAAGGTAGTGTAACTCGTTAAATTTTTCTTCCGCAGCTTTTTTAGGTATCACTCTTGTGGTATTCTTCATATTATACTTCTAAGTTTTTTTTAACTAGCTGTACTAATTTATCATCAACTGTGTTATCTGTTGATTTTGCATATGCTTCTAATAAATTAACTATCAGTTCTTTAACTGCTGTAGTTTTAATAAAAGCGAATAGTATTGGTTTAATTAATGCGATCATGATTTGGTGGTTGTTTTCTTTGCAGTTGTTTTTTTCTTTTTAGGTTTTGCAGCCTTTTCAGCAGCAGCTTTAGCTTCGGCTTCTCTTTTTAGTGTAAGTGTACTCATTAGAATAATTTAAATTTCTTTTCTTTAGGTTTAGGTGGTAATAATGATTGAATAGGAACGATGTCGTAACACATGTGCTCAACACGGCTTCCCGGTCTTAGGGTGAATCCCTTAGTTTGTAGTTCTGCACATTTGAGTGCACGAACAAGCTCGTAGTCGAGCCTGAGTTTTTCTTCTTGTCTCTTTGCAATCTCTTTACATTGCTTGTATCCACTCTTATCTAGCGGAACCATAAAGTTAATCTGAAACCCCCAGTTCTCGTTTAGCTGATAACTAGATGGGTGTAGACCTTCCATATCTTCTTTCTCGGAGTATGGATTGGTATGGTTGCCCATGTAGAATGGCGAGAACGTCATTGTGCTGCCATTACAAACTACTCCCGGAGCATATTGCTGCCGAGAGGCTGCACCATTATTTTGAAACTGTACAGCTTGATTTGTAACGTTACCTGTAGCAGCAGCTACTGGATTAGAGGTATTGTTAACTTCCGGTTCGTTTGCTAAGATAGGTGTTACTGAGAGAAGACAGAAAGCGAGGTAGTAGTAGTATTTATAGTCCAATCTGTTGTTGCGTCTATTTGCTCTACTAAGCCTGCTGCTCTTGATGTTATTTCGAGTGTCCAGTCCGCAGCTGAATCTTCGACAGAAAATGTTGTACCGTCTGCTGCAATGTCTCCAGAAGGAGTTACATTTGAGCCTGACCAGCTTTTGACCTCTGCTCCAAATACCTGTGTCTGCTTGACTTCCTGTACTACTTGAGTTGTAGTTGTTGTGCTGTTCATCGACCCCTGAGTAAACTGAGGAGTTACTGTATTTGCTCTTGC